CGCCGGCCCACGAAACCGCATGAGGCGCGGTGAACGTTCTAACCGGTCAGGCACAGGACAGTGCCGCAGGCTAATCGAGTGAAAAAGGCGATCGACATGGCTAATGACGCTCACGCTTAGCCGACAGGACCATGTGTTTACTGCACGACCTTACATCATACGTGGTGACTTCGTCCCTGACCCGCAGTCAAGCTTTGACGCTACGGCCGAGCTTCTGGCGCACCACCAGGGTTACTAATTAGAAGTGCGAGTGCGGTGGCACCTCTGTTCATCTTGTTGGCGCATCAGTTTCAAGCACGCCCATAATCTCGTGTTCGGGGATATGCCCCCTCCCAGCGCTAAGCTTCCTACGCTGAAGAAGCCCCCGTCGCGACGGCGGGTTATCCAGTCGCCCGTGGCGACGTACGTGGATTAAATAAGGTATGGATAAAGGTAAAAGCAAAGACGTCTCCCATGCCCGCAAGCGCGGGCGCAAGAAAGACAAGAAAAAGAAACGTCGCACCAAGAACAAGCGCGCGGACCCAAAATCTCCGCCCGCGCCTACCTCAGACAACCCGATCATCCAGGCTGTCCTAGACATGGGGTTCACCCCCCAAGATCTCCTGAATGATTTACTCGCGAAGCAGCCAGCAAGAATGGCCGCTCTAGACGACGAGCCAGGCACAGAGTTGCCTGCAGAAGTCATCATTCCTGATGACCTGCTAGCCGCCGTCCCTATCCACCCACCGATCGGCGCAATTGATTTGCCGCCACTAGCCGACGTCTTAGACCGGCTCGGTAGGGATGATCCCGCCGCAGAAGCCCACCTGCCAGCGGTGGCGCCCGAGGAACCGGAAGGTCCCCTTGACGGTGCCAATTTGCCCTTGTATCATTACCCCTTTGACCCGGCAGCCGAGCACTTGGGACTCCATATCGAGCATGGACCAACCCCGGACGGCGATGTCGAACTTCTGGAACGGTTGTTTCCAGAGCTAAGACTCACCCTCCACGAGCACAGGCCGCCCACGGGTGACCTGCTCCCAGCTGCAGCCAGGTACGTCCACTGTGCCAGGCTTGCTGAACATGTCAGCGCTACCGACCACGTAGTGGTAGTGGGCGCGCCGCCCGCCTTCTTTTCCCAAATGCCTGGGTACCACTGCTGTTGCCCCGATTACACATCTCATTTTCAGATGGCATATACATACTGGGCTTCAGATGACGTCCCGACGTGCGAGTGCGATTCTCCCGGGTCCTGCGAGAATTGTACCGGCAGTGCGTACCTGTTTTGCGATTGCGCCGCCTTCGAAGCCATCGACAAAATTCAGCAATTGCTACTCGAAGACGTCCCACTGACGGGACACCTGCTAACACACGGGATCGCCACTGATACGCCCGAAGTGCTGATAGCTATGCACAACCATATTGGCGTCCGCGGAGGCGCCTACACACCCCCGAAAGGGAAACCGCGTTATCAGTGGCGGCGCGTCTACGATCGGATAGAGTTTGATTGGCGAGATGGAGCGGGCGGTGTTAAGCAAGACACGCCCGATGACTCATGGCTCCATCAACCCGTACTACGCTGCGGTGCGTATGCCCTTTACTTTCAAACCATCTGGAATTGCAAGAGTGCTAGTATCAAACGCGTCTGCATCGGACGGCTGCCTCGAGCGGCTGCTAGCATCGCTGCATGTGCATACAACGATGACTACCACGGGGAAGTGGACGCAGCTCAGTTCGCTGGTGGCAGGACTCTCGACAATTTACTCCAAACGGGACCGTTGGCTCTTGCTACCAAGCCTATTGAACGAGCGTGGAGGTTTTATGGAGATTTCTACCTACGAATCAGGAAATCAAGTAAACAAGTCATCGTTCCGATCAGCGCCCTGCATGCAGTCCAAGCGTACGTTAGCATGCGAGAGCGCACCCCTCAGCTCTTTGCTGGTGCCGTCCAGACTGCAAAGAATGCACTACGAAGCACGAATCTCACACTCGAGGAGAGGGCCGATTCCCTACCCTACGTCGTTCAAAGCGGCTTCGTCAGCAACCTCGCCGCAGAGCGTTATGCTTTTAATGAGATCAGATGGAACGCCACCGACATGGCTGGACACTCGTACGAGCTCGCTAACATGTTTAACAGCCCCCTGTGGACACACGTCAAGTACGGGTTGTATTTGTTTGGCGGCATGTTCGCCGTTTATACTGGGTACAGAGTGTATGCCTGGGGAACTGGCTGGCAACCCACTTCCCTCAATACAACCATCCGCAGCTGCACAAGCGGCATCGTGCGCGGATTTTGGGCACTCTTCTGGTGGCGGGCCCCGGAACAGACCGTCGCAGGACCAGCCGCTCCCGCCCTCAACGAGTGGCTTTGGAGCCGAAGTCTTACCAGCGTCCAGCACTTCGGGGAAAACGCCGCCACCGTACGCCGATGGTTCTGGCTGCGCATGGACATGTCAATCCTCAAACTTCTCCACGAATATTACGTACGGTGCTGGCAATCATGGCGATACGTCAACATATGGGTTTCGCGCCTCGCCACGCACTACTACCAAACCATTCCCGTCCACGTTTGGGCCGCCGCCGCTCGCGCGGCCCGAGTACAGACCAGTGCCAGTCTGTACGACACCTTACGAAGGTGGGACGAGAAACCCCTTCTGTCGTTTTGGGCCTCTATCTTGCGCCTACCACGGCAACTCCGTTATGGCAGTCACTTCACACGACCTAAGAACGCAGCTATCAAGCAGAAGGTCTGGTCCCTCTCCGTTCTTAGATTGCCTTTTCGCCCCAGCACCGGAGTGTTCATGCCCACTTGCCAGGCTCTCGTTGGGTACATGAACATTTTAGGCGTCGGAATCTATTGTGCCAGGCCGCACACCTTGACTTACCCTGATACCTGTTTCGGCCCCGAGAAATTTGACCCTGCTTCAGTGAGACCGAGCGCCATCTTTAGGGCCGCCATGCGTGAGCCCGGACGCACGCCGACAGCACAGTCAGCACCCGTAGCCGCTGACGACCAATGCACCCCCCAACACGGGCCGACTTTATTCATGATTGGGTTTCATCCCCACTATCCGGCCGTGTCACGCACGTGCGCACATATGGAACAACGGGGTCTTATTTCGCGAGCGATAGCCAATCGGCCCGACGCGCACCCCGGTTATTGGGAATCCGCAGATGCTTTCTGCGAGAATATGGGTACGCTTCCCTCAGGCCTGGTCAACCCCACCCCCTTCCACGTCTGGATTGAGCGGTTCGCTGGAGGTGAGCGTGCCGCCCTTGAACGCGGCAGAGACCTGCTTCACCACTCCCAGGTCAATATAGCCCGAGCCTGCAGGCACAAGACGTTTATAAAGAAAGAGTGTGTCCCGAAGTTCGACAAATCAGGACTCCAGCCGTACCAGCCCCGGGTCATCCAAGGGTGCCATCCTGAATTCACCGTCGCCACCGGGCCCTTTGCCCATGCCGCCTCCAAGAATATGACGCACCACAAAGGCAGGGTTAGGTACGCCGCAGGATGGACGGCGGGCAAGCTCGACAGCTGGTTCGCTAAAGTCCATAACAATTTGAGCTGCTACCCGCTAGCGTATATCAAGATCGACGCAGTTAGGCTGGATGCATCCGTCCGCCCGGAATGTCGCAAGTTTCTCAATAGGGTGTACAAGCGGTGGGGCTTGAAGGGCGTAGGCCTCGCCCTATTGAAACAAAATGCCAAGAAATGCAGCGGCTGGACGAGGTGTGGGCATTACTATGAAGTTGACGGTACGGTCGGTAGCGGAGAGACCGTCACCACGCTCGGGAACACCATCGCGACTAAGACAGTCATCGACAGAGCGATAGTCGAAGCGATGTGCCTCGCCGAATGTGTAGTTGCCGGGGACGATGCCGCTGCGATTGTCCCGCTTCACCAGCTCGGCAGACTTATCGTCGCTATAGAAAAACACTATGCTTTGGCCGGCTTTGAGCCTACTCTGGCTTATGGCACTGACCCGCTTGATCTCGAGTTCTGCAGTGGCCGGTGGTGGCCATCTATAGGGCGGCAAGCACACGCTTTCGGACCGAAGCCAGGCAAGCTGCTACGTAAGATAGGCTTTGCTACGGGCCCGGACAAATGCAGCAAACCGCCGCGCCATGCCCGAGGTATAGCTATAGGTCTCAGAAACCTGTCTATGCACGTGCCAGTCATCAATGATTACCTCGGAACCATCCTCAGGCTTACGGAAGGGCACGTAGCCATTGCCCCCATCGAAATGCGGCAGGTTGAAGGAGTGGGGGGCGTCCATGAAAGCGAGCTTGTTGCCGATGCTTTTAGATACGTGTATGATATAGACCCGGCCGAGCTTCAGGACCTCCGACAACAGATCCGCCGGGTCGACCGGCTCCCTACAGTGATCGCCAGCCGCGTTTTCGACAAGTTAGTCATCGCCGATTCACCAGCAAAAGGAGACCCGGTAGAAGCCCGCGTCGCCATGGCGTCCCTTTTGAAAACCTGCCTGCCGCGCGGCGATTGCCGGTTTACCGTTTTCTACTCACCTTTGTTTGAGGAAACTTGTCGACTGGCCGCCCCCATTGCAGTTACAGCGGTCATCATAGCTGCGGAAGGCGGGCACCATGCCGTGCGCGGTTCCCTTCACACTTACATAGGCGCGTTCTTTGTACACGTTCTTTGCGCCAGCCTGGTCTCCGCATCGCCGCTATTCTTTCCTTTCAGCTTGGGACTTCACGTTGGATGGAACGCCCTCGCTACTGGTCAGCCTGCCCCATCCGGCAGGCCCATGAAACCCCTTTGTAGCGGTAGGGTTTCGGCGTGTTTATCTAGACACGTCTCATGTCCGCTTCAGCTGTGCGCAGATCCGAGCAACTCCTCAACAGACAAGTCGGGGCGGGGAATATCACGCAAGGAGGGAGAGATTGGCTTATTCAGGCCATCGACCCATTCCACGATCTCTCGATCGCCCCAGCCGGCTACCCCGACACCGACCTCACGCCATGCGTCGTGCAGTTCGTCAAAAGCACAGCTATTTTGTCGTGCCCCGGAACAATCACCACAGGGACATGGGACGCCCACATCATCATGCTCCCACACCCGTGCGGCGTGCCGTACGTGTCCCAGACGGCGGTGCAAGGCAACATCATCCCAACAGGAGCGTCCGCACTCGCAACGTACGGGGGGGTCACGGCGTGGGTGGCCCCTACCGGGACGGCCACCGGACCAATGCTCGCTCCGTACGCAACCCCAACAACAATCACCCTGGCCGAAACATACTTCACCGGAGCGTCACGCGTCGTCGCAGCCGGGTTCGAAGTCGTCAACACGACTTCAGACCTAAACCGGCAAGGCCAGGTCATCGTGTACCGCGCCCCCGTAACCTCGCAATCGGGCGCGACGTACACGTACGCTTACGACCGGGCGGCCTTCGAAAAAGAACGAAGCGCACGGTCATCATCACAGACGTACGTAGATAGCGGCACTGCTACGTTTATCGACTTCCCGCCGCCTCCCAGTACTCCTGCTGCTGCCATGCTCCTTTATGGTTCCAGGCAGTGGCACGCCGGCGAAGGCAATTATTCTGTAGCCACATTCAACAATGAGAATAATCCCGCCTGCGGCGACGAGTTCATCAACCCAATCTTTCAGACCGGTCCGTTGTCAGGCACGCGCACAGCCGTATACCCGTCAACTACCTTGTATACTGACCCCGGTGGTAGCATAATTCCTGCTCCACCACCCATGTACATTGCACCAATGAACATGTCCGGGGCATATTACACCGGTCTTTCCCTCCAGACTACGCTAGCGATCACTGTGCACTGGTATGTCGAGGTGTTTCCAGACATCTCCAGCCCGTTGGTGACGCTAGCCAGACCCTCACCTAGCTACGATCCTGCTGCACTATCATTGTACAGCATGCTCCTCGCCGACCTGCCGGTCGGCGTCATGGTCAAGGACAACGGCCTGGGCGACTGGTTCGCCAGTGCCGTCTCTAAAGTAGCTTCAGTTGCATCCCCCATACTGCGCATGATCCCGCATCCCCTAGCGCAGGCGGGAGCTATGGCTGCTGATGCAGCCGGAGGCATCGCCACCAGTTTCATCACTGGCAACGACCTGCCTAAGAACCGCTTGAGCAAGTCTCGTGGTCAGCTACAACATGCAACTGCCGACAATTCCGACCTAGATGCGATAGCAGTCCGACAAAGTCGTAAGAACGCGCAAGCCCTTGGCCGCATCGAACGCCAAATGAAGGGTAGGCGCCGGAAACGCTAGTCGGAACCTGGAGCAGTACCACGTCACGGTTAGGCTGCCGCCCACTCCCGGCCGCGGCTGGGCCGATGATCCGTGATGTGTCGGGCTCTACGACCCCGCTCAGTACAGTACGTTTCCAATCGACGGATGATTGGTATGGGCTAAGACGCCGCCCAGAGATTCTGCCTGTGGCCCCCTACAATCCACAAGCACGCGCTGCGCCGACATCGAAGGCGCCTTGAATCCCCTACAATCCACAAGCACGCG